CAGATGGCGCAGGTGATATTGCTGCTGACACATATTACTACGCTGTCTCTTTTATTAACTCACATGCGGTTGAAGGAGAAGTTGGATCAGCCTCCCTTGGTGTTACATTAGTTGGATCAGCGCAGGTTGAGGTTGAGGGCATTACGCTGGGTTCTAATCTAGTAGGAGTGAACAAGAGAAATGTGTACAGATCGACAGCCGCAGCAGGGCCATGGTTATACGTCCAAGAATTAGCGGACAACACAACCACAAGTTTTACAGATACTTTAGGTGTAGGAGAAGAAGGTGGAGAGCCTCCTGCGGATGCTACTGCACCGGCACCTTATAAGGCCATTGCATTGCATCGTGAGCGTCTATGGTATCCAAACGACGCAAACGATTCGGTGATTAATTATACAGAGTTTACAAATCCTTATGTGTCTAAAGCGTTGAACTTTGAGAATCTAGACAAAGGTGACGGGTCAGCGATTAAAGCCGTGAGTGTTCAGGATAGCTTGGTGAGCATATTCAAAGAGAATTCCATCTTCTTGGTAGATATTCCAGATGCTTCAGATGATACGACTTTCACATATATCAAGGCTCCGGCAAATGTGGGGATTGTAGGACCGAGAGCATTGGCTGTAGTGGATAACGGGATTTTCTTCTTAGGGCAAAGAAACGGTCGAATTGCTGGGATGTTCCTACTGTCAGGTATTGATGTACTAGAGACATCTAACCGAATCCTGAGAACCAAATCAATCTCAGAGAAGATTGAACAGGATATATTAGCATTGTCAAATACCTACAAAAACAAGGTAGCGATGTTTGTGTATAAGCAACGGATACATATTGCAGTGCCTCAAACATCTTCAAGCACAACCAATGACGCCATTTTCTGGTTTGATATTAATCGACTTGGGAGTGATGGTCAGCCTGGTTCTTGGTCTATATGGACGGGGAAGATGGGCTACAACGATTTCACGGTGTACAACGCAGAGTTATACGGAGCTTCGTCGTTAGAAGATGGCCAGGTGATTCAGTTAAATGATGGGACATATACAGAGGCAGACGGGTCTGGAATTGACAGTTATTACTGGAGTAAAGAGGTAGGTGGAGAACAATCAATAGAGTCATGGATTAAGGACTTTAGAAAATTTAATATTTGGTATGAGATTACCGGGAATGGACCTATGCGGGTAAGCTGGAGAAAGAACTCAGCCACAAGCATAGACGGTACGTTGGATGTGTCGTTAGATGCCCCAGGGGACACATGGGATAATTTCAATTGGGATGAAGGATCATGGGGGGGTGATGCTGGGAGAACGGAAACTCAGCATTCATTTGGTTCATTGTTAGGGCGAAGAGTTCAGTTAAAGTTTGATAACAAAGCCGCAGCGGGCAAATATTTCAAAGTGTATAGTTTGAAAATGCTCATGAATATGCGCAGACAGCGCGGGGCTGTAGGATAAGGAGAAGTTATGGCAGTGGATGACATTGGTAAAGAAACACAGAGAAGGGAAAAGCTGCTAACTGAGCAATTCGCACAGACTCGCAGACGGTTAGGCGGAGCCAAGAGAGAAACCGGAAGACAGTCGAGAAGAGGGTTTGAGCGTTTACAGGCGTTGAGTGGTCAGACGGGTGGAGGCATTGAGAAAGCCCGCCAAAGATCGTTGAGAGAAGTAGGGGCTAAGTTTGGAGAAATCGGAGCTGGACTGAGTGCTCAAGAGGCGGGAGCCAAACAGGCTCTATTGGGTGAAGAGGCTGCAAAGAGATTCCAAAGGGCTGAAAGGGTAGGCTCTCAGGAGTTTGCATCCGGTGAGGCTGGAAAACAGAGAGAGTTTATGGCCAGCGAATCTGCATTGGCAAGATCACAGCAAGCGAGTCAGTTTGCATCTACCCTGCAATTCCAAAAGGACAGTTTTGCAGATCAGATGTCATTCCAGAAGATGGAATTTACAGAGAACCAGAAAACAAACATCATCAATGCAGCAACTGCGTTAAAGGATATGGGTATCGGGTCTAAAAACGATTGGATGGCTATGCTAGAGCCTCTAGGGTTTGATTTTGGTCAACCGCACACGGCAAGAGATCCAGTGGATAGGTATGGCCCAGGGGGTCCACAGAATCCCCAGAGGAATGTGTGATGGGGCTTAGCGCGGTACAAACAAGAGAAAAGGTAAAGCAAGGTGGGGGCTTCTTTGGAAGTCTTTTGGGCAAAGTAGTCGGAGGAATTGGTGGGGGAGTAGCCGGTGCGCTGACAGGGGGCGCTGGAGCGGCAGCAATACTGCCAGCTCTCAGCGCAGCGGGCGGTGGTTCTGCTCTCGGGGGGACGGTGGGCGGTATCGTTGGAGAAGGAATCAAAGGCGGTAAAGTCAGCGGTGGAAAGCGAGTTCCTCTGTTAGAGACAGCTAAAGTAGATCCTCAAGTGCAATTAGCTCAGTTATTAGACGCCCGGAAAGCTGCCGATGGATTACCAAAGGCACAGCGGGATCAAGTAGCGTTTGATTTCCTAGACCCTGCTATCGCTCATTTGAGGGGGATAGGCTAATGGGAATGTCTCAGGTTTCAGTGAATGAGAGAAAGCGCAAGCCTGGTAAGTTAGAGAACTTTGCAAAGTTTGTAGATATATTCTCGGGGTTGGCTAGTGCGGCTGGGAGTATTGGGAAGATTGCTGGGGGTGTACCTTCTACATTTACAGCCGACGCAAGCGCGGGTCTTACTTCTGCCAATCCTTTGGCGAGGTTTCAGCAAGCTCAAGGGCTCGGCTTTGGTCCGAAGGTGTCTAATCTAGCTTCTAAGCATTCTATTCTAGGGAGGATTAGATAATGGGACTGATAGGAATTAATCCAGCAAAACAAAGGCAGCGAGGACCTTCCGTATTAGAGCAGGTAGCTGCCGGAGTAGGGCTGGCGAAGAATGTTTTAGGGTTGGGCTTGGCAATTCCTGAGTTTTTGCAGAAGAGAGAAACAGCGAAAGCCGGAGAATCCAGAGCTGCTGAAAAGTTCCCACTTGAGAAGAGGTTGTTGGAAACGCAAATTGAAAAAGCAAAACTTGAAGCAACTCCGTTAACAATTGAGGAGAGAACAGAAATTAAAGACAAATATGATTTAGCCTCCGTTCTTGTTCCAAGAACAATCGGGGAAGCTAGAAGTCGTCAGTTTATGATTTCTCCTCATGATGAAAGAAAACTGGACCAGAAAGACAGAGAAATTGACCTTAAACAAAACGAGCTTGATAGAAAAGCAGCAGAAGCTGCGAATAAAAAGACTAAGGGAAAAGAGCTGGGCGCTAATGCTGTTTTAAAGGTCAACGAGGGAAATGTTATTCCTACAACGCTAGTGAACTTGTCAGGGAAAATGCAAGAGAACAGAGATTTATTTGGGCCAATTAAAGGATTTATCGGCGAGCAGAATGTTTATGATGTTAAGGCGCAGGTGATGGACTCAGAGATTAGGGCGGCTTCGCAGCAATTTGGTAGGTTTATGGAGGGTGGAGTTCTTAGAAAAGAGGATGAAGAGAAATATCGCAAGATGTTTCCGAATCTTAGGAATAAAATTGAAGTTGCAGACCAAAAGCTGAATGTAGTCAATAGGATTTTAAGAGATAAGCAATCGAGTGATTTGAAAGCACTGGAGGCACAAGGGTTTGATATAACTGGCCTTAGCTTGCCGCCAGAGATTAAATTTGTAGATGGTGTTGCTTATGAAAAAGTAGAAGGCGGATGGAAAGAGGTGCAATAATGCCTGGACCAACGCCATTACCAACTCCACAGCCAAAATTCATTTCAGACGAAGAAATGAATGCTATTGATTCTTCTGTAGAGGTTAAAGAGGCAAAGAAAATTGTAGCGGCGGAAAGTCGCATGCTTAGTTTTCTTCCTAAAAGTGTAGATCCTCTTGATTTTGCGTCAAGGGTAGCTAAAGATATACCTGCTCATGGAGCCGCCGCGCTTAGAGGCGTTGAAAGGTCTGTTACAGATATTGCGCCTGGAGCTTTGGAGAACATTGAAGCTGCTGGAGTGTTTATTCCCACAAGAGTAGGAGAGGCTGCGGCTAGGTTATTTGTAGACGATGAAAAGCAGCCCAAATTTACTAGCTTTGGTGATTTGGTACAGCAGCGATATGGACTAACCAAAGAATTGCGACAGAGGGCACCTGGGGTTGAGCAGGGGGCAGAGTATGGAGCCATTGCTGGGAGTGTTGCCAAACTAGCTACACAATTACCAAAGTTTGGCAGTGGGCTTTTGACTAAGTTCCTAGCAAAGAGAAGCGCGAACCAGACCAAGAAGCTTGCTAGAAAACTATTGGCTCAAGGAGAGGGGCCAATATTAGATGCTATTGTAGAAAGGCCAGAGCGGGTTTTGGAGCTTGTTAAGGGTGGCAAACTGTCTGTGGATGACCTGACAATTTCAATTGGGGATGAATTAGCAAGAATTGAAAAAGAACTTGGGAAAAGCGTGCAGGCATTTCGTGGAGAAGCATTACAAAACACAGATGAAATTATAGATGTATCTGATGCATTGGGAGAATTTCTAAAAGTCAAAGAAGCTACTCAGGCAAGAGGAATAAGCCTACTTCCATCAAAGGGGCAGGCGGATATTAATCTATTACAGAAACTTCTCTCTTCTAAGGAAAGCGTAAATAATATCTCGCCAAGCGACTTGATGAAAATCGTTGATAAAATTGATGATATGGGAACATTCAAAAACCAGGCGAGTGGAAACATTACCAGAGAGGGAGTCAACGCTTTAAAGAATCTCAGAAGAAGCCTGAAGGAGAAGTTACGAGCAGGAAATGAAGAATGGGCTAGGGCGGATGATTTGTTTAGTCAATTCAAAGACAAGGCAGAAGGTGTTGTTAGGAAGTTTTCCAGCTCCAATAGCAAAGAATCTTTTGTAAATAATCTATTTGGAAAGAATAAAACTTTTATCAGGGATGATTTGGTAAACGCCTTGGATCTGGCCGAGAAGATTGACCCGAAGCGCATTGGTAACTCGGCTAAGTTCCTGAACGAATTAGCCAATATAAAAGCAGCCCAGGGTGTTCAGGCTGTAAAACTGGAGATCACAGACCCAATAGCTGATCGGGTTAATAGAATTGTAGCTAGGTGGACCACTGGCGGGGCTGCTGCCGGTGCGGCAGTAGGAGCAAAAGTAGCTCCTCTGGTTGGGATTAGTCCTATTGTGGGTGCTGCTGGTGGGTCAGTAGTTGGAGGATTCGGTGGTAGACAAATTGGGATTAGATTTGCAGATCCTTTGAAGGTGTTGAAAGCAGCCAAGAAAGCCAAAGAACTAAGCAAGGAAGCCAGGTTACTAGCCTCAGACATGGTGGATATTGTAGGCACTTTTGGAGTAGACGGGGCAGAAGCTATAAGAAATATGATAGGGCCAATTCCTGCCATGGTTGAGTTATCACAATGGATAACTCCGCCGAGGGATTTTGCGGCTCAGGTAGCAGGGGAGAAATAAATGGCAAGTCCAAGTGTACCAAAAACAGCAGTAGCAGGGAATACCGCGCTAGCTGCGGATTTTAATTCAAATTTTTCAGCAGTGCTTGCAGGGCTCGGTGGCGCTAGCACATGGGACATATCGGCTCTATCAATTACATCGCTAGGAGCGCTTACAATAGCAGGGGCAACGATATTAAATGGAGCGATTACATTAGGAAATGCAACAGGTGATGACATTACAGTAAATGGAAGATTTGCCAGTGATCTAGATCCTAAGACTTCAGCGGCTAATGACATAGGCTCTACCTCTCAAGCATGGCAAGCGTTGTATTTAGACAATGCGGCTACAGATGGTGGAGCTATATACTTTGACGCTGGCAGTTCTGAATTTATCAAAGCTACTTCCGATGGGACACAGTTAGATATTGATGGGTTTACTACGGTTGATGTAGATGCCGTTTTAGCGGCTGCTAGTATTTCTTCAGGAGATATTGACCCTTCCGCTGCTGCGTCTAAAGACATTGGAGACACCACAAACACCTGGAGAGCTTTATATGTAGACAATACGGCAACCGATGGTGGTGCTATTTATTTTGATGGCGGAAGTGCGGAATACTTAAAGGCAAATGCAGCCGGGACCATACTCGACATTGGCGGATTTACAACCCTTGAGGGAGCATCCGCCGGGATTACATTGGGAGCCGCAGCCAAAGCATTTAAGGCTATTTATTTGGATAATACCGCAACAGATTCAGGAGCTATTTATTTCGACGCTGGGTCCGCTGAATACATCAAGGGAAATGCCGCTGGGACGCAACTAGACATTGGTGGGTTTACAGGGATTAGGTCAACCGCTGTAAAGAATCTAATCCAAGGGTGGATGTATGGCGATGGAAACGCCGCTGTAGATAGTTACAATGTTGCTTCTGTGGGTACAGGGACCGGTGTTCAGTGTGTAGTTACATGGGATACAAATTTTGCTGCTGCTCCATGTGTAACCGTTACACCAGAGGGAGCCGCTGGTACTGGACGAATGACTACCATTGTTGGCAACAATGTAGGCAACGTCACAACTGAAACATATCCAGATGGTGCGGCAGTATCACAAGAAACAATCCATGTTCACGCAGTAGGGGTATCCGTATGAAGATAAGAGTGTATGAGCAAGCAGACGGTTCTGTGTATTCTCTATGGTTTCCTCCGAAATCGCAGAGGAATAAATGGTGCAACCCAGAAGAGACAGATGAAGAGTTTGTAGCTAGAGCGTGGGAAAAACACAAGGCGGCTAATGGAATAGATCCCACGTACTATGATTTTGAACCTAACAAGCTGCCAGACGTTAAAGATGGTGATGGTGTATCTACTAGAGAACAGTGGAGAATCAAAAATGGAAAGGTTGTCATTGATGCTACCGTAAGAAACATACAGAAAGAAATTTCTGAGAAGGCCAAAGAGATTGAGAATATTCAAAAGAAGGCCACCATTAGTGATTCCGACATCAATGATATTAAGAGAAAAGAGATTGAAAGAGGCAAGCTAATGAAGGAGATTGGCAAAAACAAATGAAGGTAAAGAGGAAATCATGGATTTGGTGGTTAACCTTTCCCTTTGCCCATAACAATTGGACTACGATTTGGAACACCATTTACGGGCCAAGAGAAGATTGTCCGTATGAAACCATACGACATGAAGAAGTGCATTCTGCGCAGCAACATCGATGGGGTTGGGCTCTATTGCCTGTGTGGATCTTTTGTTATGTGTTCCTGTTACCGTTGTTCTGGAATCCTTTTAGATACAAGTGGGAGTATGAGGCTTTTGTAGAAGGCTCTTGGTATTCAGATGAACAAACTAGAAAAATTCTGCGTTCGTATAGGTATGGGTGGTTAATTTGAATGAGACAACTATTCAGAAAACAGAAGTTAGACTATGGGTGGTTAACACTCAGACGGTTAATGATAGGCGGAGGTGGTGCCTTGGCAGATAGAGAAACAGTAGTCGCAAGCGGAAGCGGAAGCGCAGACATAAACGCGGCTATAACAACTGTAAACGCAGCCGGTGGTGGATTGGTTAGATTAGACGGCTTGATGGTCATGGATGGAAATATCACCATGAAGTCTAACGTCATTCTCATGGGGTATGGCAAGGGCACGGGATTAGTCAACTCATCCGGTAACGCGTACACGATTGACTTTCAGGGCACTGCTTTAACCGATTACGCTATAGCCGGACCAACACTCGGCCTTGACCAATTTGTTACGGATGCTGCCGGAGATGCTGCCAACTTCTCTCAGGGACAATATGTCCTTGTCAAAGACACAACCTCAACTCCGAACCTCGGCATGTTTGCTAAGGCCAAAGAAGACGGTGTTGCAGGTACGGGTGTCGTAGAAATTTATGGGCAGATTGATTATGTTTACAATGCTGCATCGACAGCCGCACCTATGCCGACAGACATGGAATATGCCGGAATGATGTTGATGGATGTTCAGAATACGGGTGCCGGGAGCATCGAAGTGGACATAGATCACGCGCACCACATAGCGTTTGAGAAAGTTTATTTCTTAGAAAGTGTTATTTCGCTAAATGAGGTTGGGTTTATTGATATTCGCGACTGTGTATTTACATGCGATGACACCCTGGCACACGCTAGACATATTGACATCCAAAACTGGGTAAACGAATTAAAGGTTGATGGATGCAATTTCGAGGCCACGCTAACTTCCATTGATTGGACCGGAGCCACTTGCTTAAAGCGAACCACAATTTCAAACAATAGATTCCTGTCTGCCAAAAATTCCGTAGACTTGCGTCCGTCTTCAACGGCCAATGGCCACATATTCAATTGTCTGATTGAAGGCAATATGTTCTTGGCCAACGAGAACCCGGCGTCAGGTGGTGGGAACTCGGAAGACTTTGTGTGGAATTGCGGGACAAGGCACCTACAGATCAACAACAACCAATTCTTTACAGAAAATGCTATCTCTATTTATTCGATTAAGGCGACAAGTCGGTACAATGACAATATTAGCATTGTCGGGAATAACGTAAAAGAGTCGGGCATTTATGCGGTAACCTGTAGGCGGGGTGTGATAGCTGATAACCAGGGGAGCAATACAACGAGCATATATTTGACCTCTGGCTGTAGCACAACAAGTGTAACTGGGAACCAGGTTGGTAGTATCTATATAACAGAGAATAACGTAACGGCATGTTACTCAAACACGGTTACTGGGAATGTGTGTGAAACGAATTTAGGGTTTGGGAGTGACGCTGCCAGACCAGCTTACGACAACATTATTTCCGGGAACTATGCCGTTAATTTCTACATAGATGAAGATGGATATGACAATACTATTTCGGGAAATACCATAAATGGAACCTTTAGAATTGGAAACGGCGCTGGAGATGTAAACGACCGAAACGTTATAACCGGAAACTCTATTACAGGAAACCTTGTCTTCACAGAGTCAGACCAGGACGACTGTGAGATTGTCGGGAATGTTATTACGGGGACACTGACCTATCTAACGGGCACCGGAAACCACGTAGAACAAAAGGGGCATTACAGCATCCAAGACAGAGAGATCCGCCTAGCTACTGGAGGAAGCACAGAGATCAATGCGGCTATTACGACACTGAACACTGCGGGTGGTGGCAAGGTTATCTTTGACGCCCTGCTAGATATGGACGCCTCAATCACCATGAAAAGCAACGTCATCCTTGAGGGGCAAGGCACTGGGACGGGCATACGAAACAACACGGGTAACGCCTACACCATTGACTTTCAAGGCACCGCTCCAACCTACTATGGAATCGCCGCACCCAGCTGGGGGAATGATCAACTTGTTACGGATGTGGCTGCAGATGCAGCCAATTTCTTACAAGGGGAATGGATCATTGTTAAGGACGAAACCACATCACCAAGAGAGGGTCACTATCAGATGGCCAAGGAAGATGGTGTTGCCGGGACTGGGGTTGTGGAGTTCTTTGGAGCGTTTGATGCGAGCAGCGCAGCAACATCTACTGCTGGCCCTATGAAGGTTCCTGTTAAAAATTCCGGGATAACGCTAATGGACATTACAAATACGTCTACTGGGTCCATAGAGGTAGATGTTGATTATTGTCATGATATTACTTTCGATAGGGTGTATTTATTAGAATCCACAATAACAATAAACGAGTGTATTCATATTGATATTCTTAATTGTAAATTCTCGGCCATTGACACGCTAACCCACCCCGTACATGTAGAGTTTGAAGACTGGGCTTTTGCTTGTCATGTTCGTGACTGTTACTTTGAAAACGCCCTTTATCTAATTAAATGGGTTGGATCTAGACTGTTGAAAGACGTTCAGATTTACGACTCTCATTTTGGGCCATCAAATGTGGCGATAGGTTTTGAGGCTACCGGGGTTACCCCAAGTATGTGGGGATGCGTGCTTAAAGACAACGTTTTTCCACAAATAGAAGACATTGGATCTGGTGGTGGGGGCGCTAGGGGGTTGAGCCAAGAATCCTCTACGGTTAATTGTGTGTACGACGGGAATGTATTTGGTGGGCCGAACGGCGCTTCGTCAGTATTTATAGACATCCCGGCTGGTAGGATAAATGACAACCTAGCCTTTACAAATAATTCATGTGGGCCAGGAGACATCAATATAGAGGGTATTATTCGATCAAATATTACCGGGAATATGGGCAGAAGGTACGCGGACCTGTCAATAAGTCGTGGGTGTACAGACTCTAACATTAGCGGAAACGGGATGTTTGTACTTATTAAAATCAACGACCTTGGCATAACCCAAACCATTGGAAATACCATAACAGGAAACCAATGTACCGGGCTAATGACCCTGAATAGTGATGCAGCCAATCCAGCAAGCGAAAATGTAATATCTGGAAATAATTTGGGTGGGTTGACCATAGAGCAAGACGGCACAGACAATGTTATCACGGGTAATTTTATAGACGGCAATGTAACAATTGGGGCAGGTGCTGGCGATGTAAACGACCGAACAATCTTTTCTGATAACAACGTAGACGGCACAGCCACATTCACAGAAACAAGTCAGCAAGACTGTATCGTTACAGGCAATGCAACCGACGGAGCCCTTACGGATTTAACCACCGGGGCGGGGGCTGGGAATGTTCATGCTAACAACGTGGAGTACTAATGTTTACATATCTAGTATTTAATCCAGGTACAAACTTTGCTGGGCTTAGTCTTGCGGGAAGGATTTGGTCTAAGACCAATGGAGTCAATAACATTTCTGACCCCTCAACAAGCACGGACAATTTATCGGCGGCAGAACTTAACGCCTTGGCTACGCAATGTCCAGACGCATACTCGGTAGCCTTCTCAGAGCAAGACATCCCTAAGAGTGACTTTCTATTTTGGACTTGGGACACGGTACAGTTTAACGAAATCACGGGGGCTCAGCGAACAAACATTGAGAACTTCCTAACAAATGCCAAGGCGATGTGGGTTGCAAGGAGAGCAAAGCTAAAAGACCTGAAGGTGGAGTTTGTAACCAGCGGAACGGCAAACACCGTGCAGCATCGTAAGGCGATTATTGGGTTGGAGATAAAGGATTTTACAGAGAATGATTGGGACGCTCTTGGTCTGGATACTATGAGTTACGTTGGTCAAGACCTTGACTACTCTTACACTGTCTGGAAAAGATTGTGGGATTACATTAAATGACCATTTGTGACCGACTCATAAAGGCTGGAGTCTATAAGGACCGTCACCATGTAGACCGGGCCATCTATCGTGGGGATTTGAGAGTGGGCACCTTTAGAAACGGAAAGCCTACGATTTACCAAGTCATTACGAATATTGAAAAAGAGGGTCATCCAGGTCAGACGGTATTCATGAAGGATGGAAAAAGAATAGGGGATATACCTACCCCTGAGAAGATCACACTATGGACGCGAATAAGAGATTTTATCTTTAACGTAAGTGAACCAGAAGACGAAGTGTGGCTAGACGGGAGTTAGTGATGTGGCAAAATCTGAAGAACACAATGACACCAGGACATACGCAATTCGTGATGCGGCAAAGCTGGTGGCCCTTCTTATCCTTATTGGGGGCGCTGTCGCTAACTATTATATTGTTAAGCATGACCTTGAATCGGAGATCGCTCGAAGCAAAACCGTCGATGACATCAATTCCCGTTCCATCAAGAACCTCTACGAAGAATTTAGAGGACATCTCATCAAAGCTGAGCGTCGAGCAGAAAGACTTGATACAGTCTGTAGCCGAGTTAAAAGCATTGAGAGAACGTACAGAAGGAACCGCTAAATGATTCTATTCAAAGACCCGGACAAGCAGCGGCAATACGCCAAGCTGAACAAGAAGCTCAAGAGAATCGTGAGAACGCTTGAGTATTTGGCCGAGGATCTTTATGGGGATGACATTGTAATAACAAGTATATTCAGAGAACAGGAAGGATCTGTGCATAGGTACTACCGAGGCGTAGACATAGCCATTTTAGAAATTGGCGGTATGGATGGATCTGAACGAATTCGTAGGGCAATTAACATTTTATATCCCTACGATATGAACAGGTTGAAGGTGTTGACGGTTCCGATTTTAACACATGGAACGGCTCCACATTTCCACCTGCAGGTAAAATAACAAGGAGAGGGAAATGGGAATATTCAAATCTAAGAAATTCATGGTAGCTGTGGGGGCGGTAATTGTGGCAGTGGTTGCTCACTATGTGCCAGCACTGGAAGGATCTGTTGAGCAGATTGTTCAGCTAGCTATGGCGTTCATCGTTGGTCAAGGCTTGGCCGACCTGGGCAAGGAAGCTAAGAAGTAAATGACTTCCGTAATCCTGGTGGCTCTATTCGCCGGGGCTGCCGGGATTGCCCTTTTTTTCGGGGTAAAGCATGGAAGAGTGACCCGAGATTTAAAGGCCGCTCAGACGCTCTCAAACGCCCAAAAACGGGTGATAATCGCTTTGGCCAAGGTAACCAATGCCCAGGAGGAAAAGCGTGAAATCATTGAACAAATTGATGCTGGTGATGTGGATACTCTCAACGAGCTTTACTTGCGCATCATCAACGCTCCCAAAGGTTAGTGTTCCTGAGAATCTGAGGAATCCTAATTATCGAGCGCCTATCGAGGGGTTTCAGCAGGAGTGCGATGCTGCCCTTCTCGGGGTGACTATTCAAGACGCAGCCAGAATGATTAAAAATCAAGCCGAATGTGAAGCAGCCCGTAAGTCATTGATTATATTACTGGATTCTTTATGAGTACCCGTCAAAAGGGATATGTAGTAGACGTAAATGGTCTACGATTCGTCGGGCGGTATATCAAGCCTGGGTTTCAATACTATGATGTTCAGACCGTACAAGTATCCGCATCGAGTAATGCACCAGCTTACTTCATTATAGGTAGTAGACTATTTACGGTGACTTCTAATCTGCGGTGTAGGTTTTCCACTGGTGGGGCAGGTGGACTGAGGACGGGGTTAAGCGTGGCCGCAAGCACGATCTATTATTTATACGGGGTTATCTCTAATGATGCTGTAGCGTTAACGATGGACCCAAATCCCCCTAGCACGGGGCTACAGGAGTTTAAGGAGTGGACCTATATTGGGGCCGTTGCTACTACGTCTACTTCTCTTCTGTTTACTTTTAATTACAATAGAGGCCACTACAGGGCTGTTACGGCGTTGTCTGCCGCGCACCAAACGCAAAGCGCCACTTTTGTAGCGGCGGTTCTTGACCCGTTCCCAGCTACGGCAGAGTTTGCCGACGTTGGGGTTTCATGTAGCGGAAACAACGTTACCGCCTGGGCGGCGGTGTCTTCTGCTGCGGCCTCCCTTGGAGGCACAACCCCGGAAAGTATGTGGGCTTATCAAGAAGTGGTTGGAAGCGCCAACACCGACTTTGGGGTTATTGGCATTACTGATTCTACCCTTTATATAAGAGTGTCAAATGTGATCAACACAAACGACCTCCTGCATTACGGCTGGATTGAAGACCCCTCTAAATATCTATAATCATTGACAAATAAAATTCCTAAAATGTTTGACAGGTCTTGATATGTGGTATTGAATGGTAGGCATGAAAGGGGCTGAGATGAATAATCAAAAACTTATTATAGACTTAGACCCGATGACCGGGGAAGAAATTTTAATTGACCCAACATTACTTCCGCGCCGTGTTTATCAGTGGCACAAAAGCAACTCAATTATTAGAAGGCGCATGTGTGACGATTGCTTAAGAACACATGATCCGCGATTTGATCCAAAAGAACGATTAACGGAAACCGAAAAATATACTTTCAAAATGGTGGACCACCCAGACGAGTGGCACACACACAGTAAGCCTTGCGAAATCTGCAACCGAACAAAAGCGGAGTATGAAGATGAGGAGTTCTAAAGACTTGGGTTACGGAGAAATGTTTTTTGCCTTGAGAGAATGGGACAAGCACCAAAACACTCTCTACATCGACAACCTCAAACGCAAATGGGAAAAACGACGAGGCAAAAAAGAATGGCTTGCTTCAGAACTTGTCGAAGCCTATGACGATCTCAGAGACGAATGGCTTCTAGACCAAGAATATAATGAGGCAGATGTAAAACTAGACGAACTACGGTGGGAGTCATGAACTACGTCGAGAATCAAATGGCCCGAGTGGAAAACGCTTTACTTGAACTGGAAAATGCAGTCCAAGATTCTCTCGATATAAATAGAGATATGAAAGATGCGATTTGGGGAATCCGGGCAGAAGTGAAAAACCTTTTAATTGAAATTGAAAAGGCTTGTCCTTTGAAGCCAGAGGAGAGGGTACATTGACCCAAGAGCTTTTACATGCAGTGCTATTCTTTGGAATGATTGGCCTTTTAATTGTGGCGGCATTTACGCTATGAAATGGATCATATTATTATTGGTGTCTTTGGTAATGGCTCTTTCTGTTACAGAGGCAAAGTGTAATTACTGTCCAACGTTTCGATGTCTAGATGCAGACATATGCGGAGAGGGATGTGCTTGTATTCGCACGGGCACAAAGTATGGATATTGTGTAAGTATTTTAATGGGAGATTAGTATGTATAAACAAGACGCGTTATTTAGAATTGAGCAGTTGGAGAATGAGCGGCTGAATTATCCTGAGCGGTTCAAGACCTATGGCTGGGAGTATTGGCCAGAGTTTCTAGAGATTATCAAAAAGGGAGTAGCCACACTCCCAGACAAGCCCGTAGAAAAGCCTGTCGTAAAGAAGGTTAAAAAGACGGAGATTGTCAAGGCTATTAGAAAAATCGAGAAGCCGAAAAAAAGAGTTAAACGTAAGTAGATAAAATCGGGAGGCGAAACCGATGACACAGGGTGATCTATTTGGGAATGACATTGTAGGCACGGCTTTATTTGAATATCCCCAGGACTCTGTAATCCTGTTCAGGGAATATCATAGGGAACGCCCAGAGATATACCGAGCGTTTTGTAAGTATGCTTTACAGATGGCTGGATCTGGCCGAAGTCGATACGGAGCCAAGGGAGTCATGGAGCGTATTCGATGGGATCAGGCAATACAATATCCCGGAGATGATTTCAAAATATCCAATTCATTTATATCTATGTATGCCCGAGTGGCCATGGTTCACTATCCTCAGTTGGATGGGTTGTTCCAGACCAAAAAGGTAAGAGGCGTGAAGCGAGTTATTAAAGAGGAGATGAAAGATGAGAGCTATTATAACAACCTTGGTTTTTAGTTTGTTTCTATTGGGGTGTCCTCATGTGCCTCCTGGTCCTATAGATCCTACTCCGACACCTACGCCAACGGCAGAACCTACTCCTTCTCCTACTCCGTTTGCGAATATCAAAGATCATCCTAGAATCTGGGTGGATGTGGCGAAGCTACAGGCCAAGGCCATTGATTCAAATCCCATTTGGGAGAAATTAGAAGCGGCAAACAAGAGATATGTAAACGATTGCAATTCATCTTATCAGGCTCTCAATATGTCGGCTGGGTGGCTGGCTACTGGAAAGGCTGATTGGTTAGCATGTGCCAAGGAGTCGCTTCTCTGGCACATCAACGGATATACTCTAAGTTCTGACCGTACAGATTATGGAAGTATTGTATTGGTTAGGCTTAGTGCGGTGTATGATTGGTTGTATTCGGAGCTTACTGAACTGGAAAGAAAGAGGTTCCGAGAGTGGGTAGAAAATAAACTTCTCCCTCATCTTCACACTCATAAATGCAACCATCATGCACCTGAGTATTGGTGCCGAGATACTCATAACCTGATTCACACGAAGTTGGCGGGAGAGTTCGTCTACAGCATTGCCACCTATGAAGACAATAAACCTCTATATGAAAAGAACCGTATTATATGGGACAGAGTAAAAGACGTAGGAAGTAGGCTATTCGGAGTTCCTTATGGAGGTTCTCATTATGGATTTGTCAGAACGCATCAAATGTTCCAGGACATACAGGAGGCGTTGCTAACAGCCTTTGGAGAATCGAGACTTCCTTATACTGAGGACCTTCCCAACTACTGGGTGAACTCTGTGTTGCCGAGTGGGGATGAGTTCTTAGCAGCGTATGAACCAGGAGCGGCGAAGTATTCCAGTGGAAGACACATGGCTAGCAGTATGGCTTATGCCAATCCTAGCTTTCAGCATTTCTTCAATAATATATTCCTGCCTGGTAGATGGGTGAGTTCCTATTATCTTGCGACTTTGTTTATTCGATATGACCCAGAGATGCCTGAAATCCCCCAAGAGAGTCTTTCCTATAACGGGCAGACCATAGGAATCACAAGGTCGAGTTGGACCAAGGACGCAACCTGGGCGGCTATTTTTAGCAATCATTGGGTTGGAGATCATCACACGAACAATTGCGGGTCGATACGAATTTGGAAGGGTTCCCACTATGTCGTAGAAAACGGAGGACGGTACAATGTTGGATATCCGGCTGGATCGTCGAGTGATCCCCTTAACGCAAACATCATTTGCCTACCGGGAGAGAGGTGTGGTTTCCCGTCTAGGTTTACGGAGCATGAATGCACAATCACAAGCTATAAGGAGAATGGAAGCAATGCGATATTTAACCTGGATTTATCGGGTTCTTACCCGGCTCATACGGGCACTGTTACTCGTGAGTTTGTGCACCTCCGTCCTTCTACCTTTGTTGTTATTGACCGGATTGCTGGCACTGATACAGCCACAGTTCGATTTCATTTACCAGAGCATGTCGAGACTCTTGGAGAAGGTGTTGGATTTCCTGGTATCAAGATTATCCCTCTCATGGGGACAATCACCACGGAGGAGATCCCGGACAAGACGGGAGCCTCTGATTTAGCTCAGACTCAAACAGACAATCCTCAAAGAATCGTTCTCTCAGGAAGCAATAAATACATCACAGTGATTAGTCTTGGTGCGTTACAGATTGAGGAGATGTCTACAGGCTGGCTAGTCAACGGGTACCTGGTGGAGAAATGACTTTTAAAGAGAAACTAGAGAGACTGAAAGAGCTGGAGAAGAAAGCTACCGTAAGCCCATGGAAGCCAGCAACCCCTGGTCAGTTTGGAGAGAATTGGGAAATAGGTTGGTTCTATGCTGGGTGTGACAGGAAAAAAGTTGACTGGATTGTTCAGACAGACCGAGTCGGGACATGGGAATACGAGGGTAGGGGAACGGCAGAAGATGACGCTAAGCTTATGGCCGAATCCCGAAACCTCCTCCCAGAGTTAATCGAGAACTACTCTAAGGCGGTGGAGGCGTTGAAGTTTTATGCGAAAGAAGCCGCCAAGTGGGGCAAGTGCATCAAGTGTGGAGAACATGTTGCTACAGGAGATGGCATGGATGAACTAAGGAAAGCCCGCCTGGAGGGGGCTAAGGCTATGCAGAAAGAAATGTTTCAAGAGCTAAGGTCACTGGAGGCGTCTGCAATATCTCTAGTCCCACCGGGTAGAGAGGCTTTAAAAATATGTTTTGATGCGATCCGCGCCATCAAGCCAGAGGAGGTAGTCAAATGACAATGGAAGAAAAGGTTGATTATATTTTTCAGAAACTTTGTGGTGCGAGGATGTCTTTGGACGAACGCATACAGGGTGAGGAGGTTACATTTTGTACTATACATGGGCTAATTGTTGAAGAGGGAGATTTGGAGTTAGAAAATTGCTGCCCGGTATTAAAAGAGTGCCGCGTTGAGGTGTTCATTAAGAAGGTGAGGCCATGACCAACCGCCTGAAAGAGAGGGAAGCCCTTGGAAGATGTTTCTTCGAGTGGTTAGAAGAAAGGAACTATCTATCCCCAATTTCTGGTCCTGTGGATGTACTGCCGGAGATAGCACCAGCCCCAGCCGTAACATTGTTTAGGGAGAAGTATAACAAAATTAGAAACGACCATGAAACACTGCGGGAGTTTGCGGCTATTGTTCTGGAGTGCGAGCCGGACCAAGTTACTCCGAGAATGATGCAAGACCACATGATGCATTTAGAGGATATGCGGGCAAGAGAAGCTGCAAAGTATCTTGGGCAAGCGAAAATGTGGGAAAATCGTTACAAAGATGCACTAGAATTTTTAAAGAAGTGGATTCCTAAAAGTAAGTTGGAAGATGTTTTAGCTGAGTTTTCTGGAGAAACAAGAATGGACCGCCTGAAAGAGATCCTAGAAAAAAACAACGCACTAAAGAATAACCCACCGAACCCACATCCGTGTTTATGTGCAGACGTTCGTTATCTCCTCACCGTCATAGACGACCTGGCCGAAGGGTTGAGGAAGATGGCCAAGACAAACTCACCAGACGATCTGCTTTACGAAAACATGGCCAGAGAACTCCTAAAAACCCTGGAGGTGTGAGGATGGATTGTCCAGTGTGTGGGCCAAATGTTTTTCACTATTGCGAGTGGGAAGATGTAAAGAAAAAAGAACTCACCGATCTCCGCGAGAAACTGAAGGTGGCGGTTTGTATGTTGGCTACCTGTAGAGACTATCTTTATCAAGAAGTTGCTTGTGAGTCTCAGCATATAGACACCGATGATGACGAGTGTTGCCAAGCTCGGCATTTCGCTGGGTCAATCGACGGATCCCTCAAGAAGATACGGGGGGATGGGCCGTGTGAACAATGTGGGGACGATGGACACTCCAAGAATCACTGTAAAATGGATTAGGGGGAGAAATGAATCACCTAAGAATAAAGTCAGTTCTCAACAAAAAGACAACTATTGTAGCTTGCTACTTCGGTTACGCTAACGCTTCACCTCGTAGCGTCCGTTCTCGTTCCTCGAACGAACTACCCACTTTTAAAAAAAGAAAGAAAAGAAAAAAAAGAGAAGATAGTTGATAGTAGTAGCATTGAAATAGGTGTTCCGATGGAAAGCATTGTAGGTAAACCACAGAGAAATAGGGAGTCAAGAGATTTTTTTTTTAGAGAAAAAGGCTAAAGGTTTGAGATAGGTAGCGTTGTCACCTAAAGGAGTAGGCTATTCCAAAAGATAAGAAATTGAGTGATTCTAGGGTCGAATCTGTTCGACATTCTTTTCAGAAAAGGTATAAAGAGCGTTATGGTATTCGCCATCTATGGAATACCAAACACGCCACAATGACCGTAAGGCTTTTAGAGTATGCAGATAGTAACCTTGGGAGAGAGGATGCAATCTCGGGCATTCTAGACGCCTTTAACGCCTATTTTGAATCAGAGTCTAAATCATTTCATTCTTATGAATGGTTTATCGACGCACCGCATAAATGGTTTGCGAAGAAGCCAGAAGTCATACCGCCTAGTCCGTTTGATCTACCACAACAGGGGAGGACTATGAGCAACGAAGAAGTATTCGACCAAACTTGTCTACGAATACAAGAGAATCCAGAGAGATGGATGAGAGGTTTCTGTGTTAGCAGTAGTATCATTAAGTCAATGAATCCAGAGCTTTATGGAAGAATTAAGTGTTTTGTATTAGAGTTTTATGGAGAAGAAAGGGCGAAGACTATGTTTATAAAGGCGAAGAAAGATTGGGGTAAGGCGTGTCAGATGTAGTCAGAAGGGAAACCGACCAGGCAACTGGGAATAGGTTGTACACCTACAATGGCAGAACTGGCCCATCCATGTCCCTATTTACGGAGTTCATCAAGAAACAGGGACTTTTGAATTGGATGAGAAGGACCTCATGGGCCAAGCAGGAAAAGGTCGGAGGAGCTGCGAGGAATAAAGGAACCAGGGTGCATGATGCCATGGAGCGAAAAGCCAAGAACCATACATATGGGGTCATTGATGAGGAGATCAAGCCAAGTGTCCAATCGTTAGACAGGTATGTGACCGAGCATGTAGAGACTGAAGGGGATGCTGAGTTGTTTGTGTTCTCGGAGAAGTATGGATTTGGTGGAACGCTGGACCGAATTGTGGCCATGAAAGACGGCTCTAGACATGTCATAGATTGGAAGACTTCTAAGAATTACAATGAGTTAGACCTATGGAAAACTGAAGGTTATAAGAGATGTTGGGAAGAGATGTCAGGAGAGTCAGGGCTTAAGACCACAGTGGTATATGCTGACGCTGAGGGAGGAGAGGCCAGACCCTATACAGTGGTTCATAACGACAGTTGCTTTGAGGCATTACTTTCGGGGCTTCATGTATGGAAGATGTTGAATTTCACAGACTTGAGAAAAGAAGGGTGGAGTGTGCCATGGTTGGTGCAGAACCCTTTGAAAGTGTTTTTAGGAATAGAGCAACCAAAGTTTAACGTAATTAGAAAGGCGAAATAATGAGCTGGGAAGATATTGGAAAGATGAAAGAAAATGCAGGTGGTAATTATCTGCGCTTAAAAGATGGGGATGAGATTGTATGTATGTTTGTTGGGGAGCCTAGTCCTGCATATTATTCGATCTATAAAGACCCCACTAGATACAAGACGAGGGTGGAGGGTAGCAAGATAACGTTTGACATTCCTTGTGTAGTTAAAGAGGGAGATCATTACGAAACTAAGACTTGGTCTTTTGGGTTCTTTACAGCACTGACTTTGAAGGAAATGAAAGACGAATATGGCATGGACTATGTTTATAAGATCAAGCGAAAGGGGGCCAGCACAGACACCAGGTATCATATTCTTCCACAGAGAAAGATAACTGACGCGGAGAAAGCGAAGTTTTCGGTGGTGTCTCAAAAAGGCCACACTGGCGATATAAGTGACCCGCAGATGGGCGAGCTGCACGATGTTCCTCCCCACACAGACGAAGATAAACCAGGAGAAGACGACGATGGAATCCCCTTCTAACCAATTAATCAATCAACGGTCAGGCAAGGACCGCAGAACAGGCAGACGCCGGACAGAGAAGAAGTATTTCACTAAGGCCATTCAACCCACCATGGAGATGTTGGAAGATATGCAGGCTCTGAAGAAGTGTTTGAAGGCATACGCAAAGGGTGAGTGGGACGGCGGCAAACATGCCAAGCTAATTCTAAACGAACTCAAGCCAAAAGTGGCAGGAGTGGAAGGTAGGTTAAAAGGTGAAAGAGTATACACCGGATGATCTAGACTATTGGGACAATATCGCAGGCAAGGCGGCGTCTAAGTACATGGAAGCCTGTATGCAGAAGGAAGAGTTTGACACAGTAAAGAGTGCTTTTGTGGAAGCAGAGAAGGCGAAGATAAGAGCACTAAAGCCCGAAGCCTCAGACGCAGAGCTGACTTCCAGAGCAAAGGGGTCGAAGGTGTATCAGGACTTTATAAGAGAGCATGTGCAGAAGTACAATGAGAGCAACAAGGCAAGGATAGCGTATCAAAATGCAGAGCGAAGATGGAGTACTGCTAGGTCAGGGCTCACATATAGGGGGCGAGAAATCGAGAGACTTTCTTGATTTTGTCCAGACACTTAGATGCTGTATCCCAGGGTGTACGACAGGGAATTGGATCATACAGATAGGCGAATGGAGAAATGACCCGTCACATATCAAGGCAAGAGGCATGGGCGGTAAGGGTCAGAAGTGCAAGGACATAGGCAACGTAGTGTCAAAGTGTCGAAAGCATCACAGGGAATTCGAGGACACAACCATCCAGATATTTCAGGACAAGTACAAGGTGAACCTTCATGGAATAGCTAGGAGCACAGGAATCAGATGGAGAAGAGAGAAAGCAAGGAGAGAGGCGGAAAATGGATAAGGCGTGGAAGCGAAACGAAAGAGAAGAAGCCAAAGCGTTTGGCGTTGAACGAAACGCTCGCATGGGTAAAAACGCTGGGGACACTACTGAGCATCCTATCTTCTCAATCGAAATCAAATATAGAAAGACCATACCTAAACTCATTGGAGAAGGGCTGTCTCAAGCAGCTGGCTATTATCCTGACAAAACCCCCCTCCTCGTCGTAAAGGAGCGAGGGATGCGGGGTTCCATCGTGTGTATGTGGCGGAAGGATTTCATTGACCATTTTGGGAAATGTGGTAAGTAAGGGGGATCAATGGCGAAGATAGTCGGAAACCTAATTCAGTTCGTTTCGTATGTAACCAAGGAGCAATACGCTTCTTTGAAAAAGCTCTCCAAGAAGACGCGCGTACCTATTGCAGCGTATGTAAGAGAGGGTATAGCGCACGTGTTGAGGAAGTATCGGTGATCTGGGCTCTTCTCGCTCTAGTCATTTCAAACGCAATCACTCTCATACTATTCTTAAGAGCCAGATCCTTACTAAAGAAAACGTCTACCTCTCTCAACAATCTCCGCACAGGGCTAGCGGAGCAACACAAGTTCTTATCTAGAAACGATGTATTGATATGGGGTGGTGAGAAGTGAAACCCGTTTTAGTGACAGGAGGAACAGGAACCCTCGGTCAGCAGCTTGTCCCCTTGTTATTATCCCGTCGCAAGAGGTACGGAATCTCCCGCATCCGTATCTTGAGTTGCAATGAGCCTAATCAAGTGAAGATGGCTCAACGACTCAGGGGCAAGCCTGTTGACTTCATGTTGGGCAATGTACGAGACAAGGAGAGGATGTTAGAGGCTACCAAGGATTGTAGGTATGTCTTCCACTTAGCCGCCATCAAAGGAGTAGACAAGCTAGAATATGATCCATTTGAGGGAGTCTTAACCAATATCATAGGCACTCAGAACGTAGCAAAAGCCTGTCAATTCAATGGAGTAGAGAAAGCCATCTTGACCAGCACGGACAAGGCAGTGGCTCCATTGAACTTCTATGGCAACACAAAGGCATGTGCTGAGAGGTTATGGGTTCAGGCTAATGTCGGAAGTTGGGAAACGAAGTTTGCCGCATTACGTTACGGGAATGTGTTTGGATCAAACGGATCAGCTATAAGTAAGTGGAATAATGGGGGAAGGTTGGTAACAGATCCAACCATGACAAGGTTTTTCATAAGCCAGGTAGGGGCTGCTCGATTGGTGTTAGATGCTCTTGATAACTGCAAGGGAGGTGAAACCTTCATCCCGAAGATGAAGTCAACCACCATCGGGGAGTTGTTTGATGTAGTGGTCGGTGGAAGTGCGGAGGTCATTGGATTACGACCAGGGGAAAAGATGCACGAAACGCTCATAACGCAACAAGAGGCGAGTTTGTGTACCGAGTATCCCGAATACTATATTCGATGGCCTTCGCATATTGAGCTATTTCCATGCAAGCGAAGGGGCAATGACATTGCCTTAGAGGAGTGGGGCTATACCTCAGACACGGCGGAACGCTTTACACAGAAGGAGCTTAGAGAATTATGTCAGTCCTTATAGTAGCAGACCCAGGATCAACGCATTGTGGCCGACGCAAGAACGCTTTTGAATTGGTAGACCGAGCAGCCGAAGCAGGCGCAGATGTTATTAAGTTTCAGCTATTTCCTAAAGAGATGGCTAAGGGAGGGAATCAGTATCTGCCCTATGATTGGTTCAGGACTTTGCACCTGTACGGCAAAGACCGAAAGCGTAAGGAAGGAGCCAGGCCAATTAAGGTAGCAGCGAGTGTGTACGATCAAGAGGCCATGAGTATAGTGGCCAAGCTGGATGTTCCATTTGTGAAGTTTGGCTACAGCATGAGAAACAAGCGAGACAACATCAACGGATTTTTAAATCTGGGCAAGCAAGTCATTGTGTCAACAGATGTAATGGGAAACGACTATGAGCCTCATGATAATTTGAAAAGGCTGTTTGTCTATACAGAGCAGGGCAAGGTGGCCTATCCAGTAATTGCAGAAATGAATTTTCGTGGGTTGTTTCCAGCGTTTGATGGTTTATCAGATCATAGTCTAGATGTTACAACTCCGCTTAATGCAGTAGGATATGGTGCCAAGATCATCGAGAAGCACCTAACCCTTGAATATACCGAGAGTTTACAGACCCCAGATGGCAAGTTTGCTTTAACGCCCCCGGAGTTTAAGAAAATGGTGGACGGCATAAGGGCGCAAGGATGAAAGTCCTAGTCATAGGCTCTAAGGGTTCAATGGGCCGTAGGTATATGGCCATTTTGAAGTACCTAGAAGTTGACCATGTAGGTGTAGACGTAGGGGATAAGAGGCCGGAAGACTATACCCATGCCATCGTAGCCACTCCGACAGCGTTTCACATGCTGCATTGCAAAGAACTAATCCGAGAAGGAACGCCCTTTCTATGTGAGAAGCCCTTATGTAAAGACATAGACGATTGCAGGACGCTAAGCCTTAACGCCTTCAAGGGGGCGAAGGGGTATGTGGTTGGTAATTACAATACTCTTGTTCATTACCTGGGCATGAAAAAGCCAAGGATTTCATACAACTACTACAACCATGGCAAGGATGACTGGTGGTGGGATATGTGCCAGCTCATTTATCTAGATCCAGAAGCCGAGCTAAGGTTTGATTCTCCGGTGTTTCATCTGACCTTGAATAATATGGGCATCACCTACTGGATGTTGGAGAAGTCCTACATTCAAATGGTAGAGGACTTTCTAAACAACAAGAGTGATAGGCTGTGGAGTTTAGATGATGGGGTAGAGATGACCAGGGCAGTGGTGAGAAAGCTCCATGATGTACACATGGAAGAGATAGATTTTGTTCATACTTACGCGCACATAGGAGTTGAGTGAAGCCGTATTATCAAGACGGGTCGGTAACTATCTACCATGGGGATTGTCGGGAGTTTATTGCTCTTGGGGCGATTCCAAGGGTTGATGCGGTTATAACATCTCCTCCGTATAATACGCTCAATCCAAAAGCTAAACCGAGTGGTTTACATGCAGATAGAAAATCTGGACAAAATGAGTGGATGAATAAGCAGGGGGGTTATGAAGATTCAATGGAAGAGGGCGCATATCAGTTATGGCAGAAAGACTGTTTGCGTGTTTTCCGTGGGATTTCGTCGTGTGTGTGGATAAACCACAAAACACGATACAGAAGGGGGTTTGGGGTTCATCCTATAACAATTTATGGTGGAAAGGATTTGTTTTGCGAGGTTGTTTGGAATCGTGGGGGGAGTATGGCGTTAAATTGTGGGAGGTTTTCTCCATCCCATGAGTATTGGTTATGCTACGGGAAACCAGCACACTGGGACCACAGCGTTAACTCGATGATGTCTGTTTGGAACATTCCGCCGTCGAGAGATGAAACCCCACACCCCTGCCCGTTTCCAGTAAAATTGGTGCAGCCAATTATTAAGGGTTGTGTAAGAGACCGCGGCGTTCTTGACCCATTTATGGGCAGTGGGATCACCCTCCGAGCCGCCAAAGACTTAGGCCGCAAAGCAATCGGCATAGAGATCGAAGAAAAATACTGTGAAATTGCCGCAAAGCGTATGGCTCAGGAGGTATTGTTTTGAGAGTCCTTATAGGAATTCAAGCTCGTAGTGGTTCGACTAGATTACCTGGGAAAATCTTTATGGAAATAGATGGAACTCCTATGCTCAAGATGATTTATGACAAGGCGTGTTTACTGAAGGGCAAGAGTCGGTCGTTAGATGTGGTGGTGTCGGCGCTTGTTCCGGGCACGGATGTAACTACATATGTATTCTGTGCAGAAAATGGGATTGAGCATTTCAAGGGCCATGAGACTGATTTGGTAGATAGATATCTAACCGCAATGGAGAACTATGAGGCGGATGCAGTAATAAGAGTTACAGGCGACTGTCCACTCATTCCCGTAGAGATGATAGCCGAGTGCATCAAAGTGCTAGACCAACCGAATGTAGATTACGTTTCAAACATCATGGAAACCCGCAGCTATCCTGAAGGCTGGGATGTTCAGGGGGCGTCGAGTAAGGGCATGGACTGGGTGGATCGTGAACAAGAAGAAGATCGTGAGCACCCATTCAAGCATCTGGATGAGAACGACTTCATAAGGAAGAACTTCGTAGCTGCTGGCCTAAACTTCAAGCCCATATTCAACAGATCGAATCTAATCTTCAGAAAGCTGTCAGTAGACACTGAGAAGGATTTAAAAAATGTCCGAGAAGAATACGATAAGCTCCAGGGCAAGTAGAGTATTAGCACAGGGATACGGTGGGACTAACAGCAAAAGACCCACCCAATTTCCAGAAAACTTCCCAAAGTACCTTATGCGAGGTCGAGGACCCTATGTCTGGGATGAGGATGGAACAAAATATATTGATTTCATTGGTGGTCTTGGAGTTGTTCCTTTGGGGTATGGTCATCCTCGGGTTTTGGAAGCTGTTCATAAGCAAGCCAACGAAGCGATAACCCTATCTCTAGAACATCCGTTAGTAATTGAAGTAGCCGAGCAGATATGCGAGATGGTGCCAGCGATTGAGAAATTAAGATTTCTTAAGACAGGCAGTGAGGCCACGGCAGCCTCCGTAAGAGTGGCTAGGGCATATGCCGAAGATGATTCGGTATGGTCTGAGGGCTATCATGGTTGGCACGATATGTTTACAAGTCTTACTGCCCCAGCTCTGGGCGTTCCTACAGAGGGTGACTGGGACCATTGTATACAAAGCTATGTCCCATCTTTTTGCACAAAGAATGGCACGTTTATTTGTGAGCCTGTTGGATTAGACATGAGCGACAGCCAGAGAAAGGGTCTTAGGCAGGACTGTCAGGCAAAGAAGCCGGTTATTTTCGATGAAGTTATAACATTTGGAAGAGTCCCAAAATGGTCGGTGTCCCGGATGTGGGACCTTAAGCCCGAGCTGACTGTTTTGGGCAAGGGGCTGGCGAGTGGATTCCCTCTGTCAGTGGTCGGAGGGAAGAAGGAGATTATGGACTGTGGGGAGTACTTCGTCAGCTCCACCTTTTCAGGAGAAGCGGTATCACTAGCCGCAGCCAAGGCCACACTAACCGAGCTAAGAAAAACAGACATGAAGGAATATTTCTATTATTCCAACAAGTTCCAAGACAATCTAAACAAACTCTTCAAGGAAGTAGATGTACAGATCGAAGGATATGGCACAAGGGGGATGTATCCTATGTCCAGCGAAGCTGGGGCGTTACTCTCTCAGGAACTGTGTAAGGCTGGAATATTAATGGGTAAAGCATATTTCTATTCAATAGCTCACATGGAAGAGAACTTAGATGAAGTGATACTAAACTTGGTGAGTGATGTAGTGGGCAGGATCAAAAGGGGAGAGTGTAAGTTAGAGGGGGAGGTGCCCGTTGAAACCTTCAAGCGTTAGAGAAATAGCAGAAAGAATTGCTGGCTCAAATACAGGCTATGGATGGTCAAAGGGCTGTGAGATGTATGTGGCTCTAGCTGATGCGATAGAAGAAGCATTACGCCACCAGATCAGTAAGGATGCGAAGATAGCGTTTGGAGAATTAAAGGAAGCTAAGCTAGATAAACAGGGCTCAAGAAACATCCTGCTTTGGAACTCAGCATGTCAGAAGATACAGGACAAGATAAAGGACCAAGAATGACTAATGGCTGATATGGATATGGGGCCGTACACCAAAAAGCAAAGCTTCTATGGCGCAATAGCGATGCTTGTTTGTTTCCTTTTTATGGCTCCATGTTTTTATGGGCTTCACCAGGAAAAAGAAAAGAACTATAAAAAGCATAAAAGCCTCATCTCTAGGTGTAAGAAAGAGTTTGAGGCAAGCGGGAAGTTTACATCTTACGCATGTTATGAGCACCACAGACCACGTACTGGGTGCAGATTGTAGGGGGCAGGAATGAAATACCCGAAATGGAGGAAGAGTGAAAGCATTATTCTTAGGCTACGGAGAGGGTGAGACTCGTTTGATTGGGGATGTCCGAGAGAAGGGGTGGAGTGTTGATTGGGCTAGTAGTGAGAGAAAAGACCTATCCAAATGGGATCTTATTATCAGCTACGGATACCGACATATTATAAGCAAGCATGTCATAGCCACAGCCAAAAGACCCATAATCAACTTACATATTGCATACTTACCTTACAACAGAGGGGCTCATCCTTCTTTCTGGGCGTTCTATGATCGTACACCATCGGGGGTGACTATTCATGAGATAGATGAGGGAGTAGACACAGGTCCGATACTGTTTCAACGGTATGTGAATTTCTACGGAGAGAAGACATTTACTCAGGCATATCATAGGCTTAGGTCAGAGATTGAGGAGTTATTTTTGGAAAACATAAATGAGATTCTGGTTGGAGATTATCTGATAGGTCGTTCTTGGTATTTAGGCACAGAGCACAAAGTCAAAGACCTCCCAGAAGAAATAGATTGGGATGCAGACATCAAGGAAACATTGGAGAGGTTGAGATGATTAAACTAGTCCCAGAGCTTCCACCAGTAGCTAGAGAGTGGAGAAACCTCCCCGGAATCATGAGGACATGCAGACAGCACAGGTTGATCTCAAAGGAAAGCCAAGAAGAATGGATGGACAGGCAGCGGCAAGATCAGACCACATACATGTTGGGGATTGAAATCCATGGACAAATTAGAGGACAATGTGGGCTAACGTCAATCACAGGGCTACCTCATGCCACAGCAGAGTATTCATTACTGATAGATCCAAATTATTGGAAAAAGGGCTATGGTACAGAAGCCCTCAAACTCTTAATAACTCACGGCTTCATGGATCTCGGCATCGAGACAATATGGGGAGAAATCTTTGAGTTTAACGCAGCAGGTCGAAGAGTAGCAGAGAAGGTAGGTTTTGAAATAGAGGGAAAGCTAAGGAATCGTTATTACAAGGAAGGTAGAAGGATTGATAGCTTTATGGTATCAATGACAAGGGATCAATGGTTGAAGCAATCATAATCTTTCTCGCAGGAATTATGGTGGGGGCTGGTTCAATATCTCTGACTAGATACATGCGTTCGCGCAGAACATCTCAACCACAGCCCTCGCCGCCCACATTCCCACCTAAAGGAAAACCCTTTATCTACAGCAGATCAGATGAGACTATTTGGGAAGAAGAACAAGAAGAGACCAAGCTGGCCAAAACTTTCTTACAAGAGGCCGACGCACAGCATCGAGAACTCATAAAAAATAAGGCGAGAATGAAGGGAATCACCTCAACCTAATGAAAAAGGGAAACGGAAAAGCAGGTAAGCCTCTTAAGAGAAAAGTAGGTAGACCTAGCATCTTCGATGAAGTTGTAGCCAAAAAAATTATTGAGATGGCTGGAGAGGGTAAGACCGACAAGCAAATAGCCGAAATGCTTGGCGTAACCCCACAAACGATTCTGAATTGGAAAAAAGGCGATAGAGAGTTTTTTTGGTCCCTAAAAGACGCAAAAGCGCTTGCAGATCAAGCAGTTGAGGCTTCTCTCTACCACAGAGCGTCAGGATATAGTCATCCTGAAGAGAAGATCCATGTAGATAAAGGGGTGGTGACTAAAGTGGACACAATCAAGCATTACCCACCAGACGCAGCTTCTGCGATCTTTTGGCTAAAGAATCGACAGCCAGACAAGTGGAGAGACAGGATAGAACACAAGATAGAGTCTGAGGGGACTCTGTTTGTGAATACAGGCGATGGCATCGAAGAATTCGACCTCTAAGAAGAAATGGAACTTCAAGCTCCACAAGTTTCAGCAGGTAGCTTGGAAATACCTAAAAGACCTCAAGATCCGAATAGTCGTGCTAATCAGCGGGATTCAAGGTGGGAAGACTATCTTTCTGGTTCTCGCCATGCGTCACCTGTTGAAAGAAGACGAGAGGAAAGGGACGAACTGGCTGATTGGTGCCCCTACATACAAGATCCTAGAGCAATCTACATTGCCGACCTTCAAGAAGTTTTTCAGTTTGATGCTAGGGAACTACAACGCCAAGGAGGGATGCTTTTCGTTGACGGATGGGAGGAAAGTGTGGTTCCGGACGAGTACAGATCCGGACAGCGTGGAGGGTATACCAGACTGTGCTGGTGCCGCCATAGACGAAGCCGGAAAGTGTAATCGTCAATTCTTCATCAATGTCCAAGCCAGAGTAGCTAGATTACAGGGTAAGCTCATCCTGTGTACTACCTGGTACACACTCAATTGGTTATATAAGATGATCTGGAAGCCCTACATGAGAGGGGAACTACCCGACACTGGCCTGGTCTATTTCAACAGTGCTGAGAATCCTTCCTTTCCTGATGAGGAGTTGATGAGACAGAAGCGGCTTCTAAGCAGGTCAGAGTTCGCTCGTAAGTTCTTAGGAGAACCAGCCAAGCCAGAGCATTTGATCTTTCCAGGCTTTGGACCAGGAAACTTCTGTGATCCATTCATCATGCCACCAGGCACTAAGTACTACGGAGGCATAGACGATGGCACTGGTCATCCATTCGCTCTAACGATCAGAGCATTCCCAGGCGATAACAAGTGCTACACTGTGTCAATCTTTCGGAAGTCAGGCATGAGTGTGGATGAGAAGCTGCAACTCATTGAGTCAAAGACCAAACAGTTTAAGGTCAAGGAATGGTTTGTGGGACATGACAGACCAGACTTAACGCTCTCATTGAACCAACGAGGCATAGGAGCTAGGACTTACTTTGATGGGAACACTGAGTACAGATTGGTCAAAGCAGGGAACGACGCATTACATCAATTGATCTTAACCAAGCAGTATCAAATATTTAAAGGAATCGACCAGGCAGACGATCTAGAGGATGAGTATATATCGTATGTTCGCAAGACCACTCCAGATGGGGAGATCACAGCCGATGAGAAGCCGAGAGATATAGGAGAGGACTTAATGAGTGCAGAAAGGTTTGTGACAGTAGGTTGCATTACATTACAACTCTTGACAGATAGTGTAGAGTCGCCCAAACTACCTTTGAGGCATGCGCACCGGGTGGACCATTGGACACCTGACGACGATGAAAAACCAGACGATTGGGCAGCATATTGATATATGAATACCAGTGTAAGTATGACCCCTCCCACCACTACGACATAGCAAAGCCTCTCTCTCGCTCCTCAATGGACGAACCCTGCCCACACTGCAAAGCCAACATGATTAAGATCCTCTCGTTTAAGGGAGCGATGACCACAGGAACCTTCCGACCAGGGTATCAGCCTGCTTTCGGAAGAGTGATGACCACCAGCCATGAGCAGAAGGAAGAGATTAGACGAATTGAAGGCGAGACAGGCAAAGAGATCCATGAGATTGGAAACGACACCACCCGGATGGAGAAACCGACTCAGAAGGTAGACATTAAATCGGCGGTACAGGAGTTGAAGAGAGCATGGCAGAGATAGTACCCGTAAACGCAGCCAAGACAGTAGTCGCCCAAAAGAGGTCAATATTCGTGTCATCAATCCCGTCAATAGAACCCTTGTCCATCATGGTTAGGTCAGGCTTAATCTTATCCGCATGCTTGGGGTGTTCTTTCTTGAGTTGAGCGGTAGGACAGGGCTCGCTGTACACAAACCATCGGCATTCGTGAATACTGTCAGCAGTGGGGTCCCAGAAACATCCATAAGGATCTAATATCTTGAAATCCACATCTCCAAGCCCCTGCTCTAGCTCCTGGTCCCAGGCCACTTCGGCATGAACCACATGATACAGCTTGGACTTAAATACTCCCGTTGACGTCTTGCGTTGCCAACCATGGCCGGTCACTAGAGACTTATTCCAATTCACATCGTTGATCTTCTTGAGAATCTGAGCGAATTGAAAGTCTGAGGGCTCAACTGCGTTATACTCTACGACAGGACGGGAATCGGTCTGTAAGCCAACCTCAGTCATTATATTAGACCAAGTGATGTTGACCACTTCGGAGAATCTGTACCTTGGCCTTCGCATCGGCCACTGAACACCACTTACGACGAATTG